ATCGCGTGGTCGTTGCCGATCCGGTCACAGCGCAGCTTGCACAGCACGCCGTCATCCTCCCAGACCATCGTGACCTCGGACCGGCCGCCATCCGGCTGCCACGACTTCCAGATGGCCGGTTCGGTCGTCTGCAACGAGGCGAGGAATTCGCGCGCGACCGTTACCATCGCCTCGACCTCCACGAAGTCGTCGCGCAGGATCGGCTGGCGCCCGTTCGCCCGCGCGTAATCGCGCGCCGCCTTGATCTCGTTATTCGTCCATCCCTTCGGAATGTTGCCGCTCGATTTCGTCGGGTAATCCTCCGGGTTGATCACGACCACGCTCGCGGTCGAACCTTCGAGCAAGATGCCGTGGGCGATCGTGCCCAGGTCCAGCGCGTCGGATTCCTCGCGGACGCGCGCCGGGTTCATGCGCGACTTGAACCATCCCGCGCGCGGGCATTCCTCCAGCGCGACCCGTACCGGCGACGCGGACAGCGCATCCAGCGCGAGGTATTCGGCCATCGGCATGGTCGGGTAGATACCGGGAACGGCGGCGCTCACTTCGCCTCCTGCGCTGCCGGTTCGGCGTGCTTCGCCTCGTACTCACGGATCGCCTTAACGACCGCCGCGAACTCGCGCCGCTTGCCGAACCGCTCCACGAACTTGGCCAGCATCCGGGCGCCATCCAGCAATTCGTTTTGCAGGCGCTCGACTTCGCGCCGTTCCGCCTCGATCCGGTCGGACTCCTCGCGGATGCGCTTGGCTTCGGCATCCTGCCGCGCCTGTTCGGCGTCGCGCGCCGCCTTGGCTTCCGCGTCGGCTGCCGCCTGGCGCGCGGCTTCCGCGTCCCGTTGCGCCTTCGCCTCCGCGTCGGCTTTGTCGCGCGCCGCCTGCGCCTCACGGTCAGCCTTGTCGCGGGCTTCCTTGGCCACGCGCTCCTCCTCCGCGATCCGGGCGCGCGTCTCGCGTTCCGCCAGCGCCCGCGCCTGGGCCGCCTCGCGTTCCGCGATCTCGGCAGCCTTGCGGCGCTCGGCGTCGGCCGCCTCGCGCGCCTCCGCCTCCGCCCGCAGCCGGGCCAATTCCTCGCGCTCCGCCTTGGCGCGCGCGTCGGCCTCCGCGCGTTCGCGCTCCTGCGCCTCCGCCGCCACCCGCAACTGCTCCAGCGTGGCCAACGCCTTACCTTTCGCCTCCGCCGCCTGTACCGCGAACTCCTCCGCCCATTCGGCCACGTCGTAATCGGTCAGATTGACGATCGCCGACGCGATGCCAACCGCCGGCACGCCGACCATGCCGGCCGGGCGCGCAGAAACCTCCGCGATCAGCGACTGAATCCGTGCGACGCGCTCCCGTTCGGCCTGCTCGCGGGCAGCGCGCTCGCGGTCGCGGCGCGTCTCCTCGGACTTGATCGCCTCGTCGATCGGCGACTCCATCGCCACGAGTTCGGCGGTGATGCGCTTCGCCTCCGCGTCGATCAGCCGGGCGCGCTCCAGCGCGGGCGCCTTCAACTCCACGCGCGTCTTTTCGAGCGCGACGCGGTAGCCACGCAACTCGGCGCGCGCCTTGATGGCGGTCGTCATTCCCTCGCGTGTCGTCACGTCAAACACCACGCGTTGATACCGCGCGGCGAGGTCGGCCAGGGCGGCGGCCGTCTTGCTGTACTCCGCGATCGGCGTCAACTGGACCGGCGTCGCGTTGTTGTTGGTTTCCGTTTGCTGCGTCATTGCTTCGCCTTTCGGGTTGAGGTGATGATGGGCTTGACGTTCGACGCCTTCGCCGCGTCGGCTGCCTTGGCGGCGTCCTGCGCGTCGCGCCGGCGTTGTTGTTGCCGGCGCGCAAAGGCGCCCGCGTTCGCGTGCGAGGCGGCGCCGTGATACCTCCAGTCCGGATTGCGCCAGCCGCTCATGCGAACCATCCGGCGGTCCAGGTCACGAAGATCAGGAACGCGACGACCAGCGCAAAGTCGATCCAGTCGCGCGCGTTCATATCGTTGCCGGCGCGCCACATATACCAGCGGGTCAGCGGGGGGATCGGTCGCGGTTCGTTCATTCGGCGCTCCATGCGAGGTAGCAGGCGGTGACGGTCGCGGCAGCCGACGCCACGCCCATGAAAGGGGAACCGGCATAGCCGATCCAGACGACGGTATTGGCGAACCACGCCAAGGCGTTGACGACGTGAACGGCGGTCATTTCGTCTCCCGGTTGATCGCGTTCGCGTCCTGCGCGCGGTCGGCGGCCCATTCAGCTTGTTGCTGGCGGCGATAGTCGGCGGCGTCGTCGGCCAGATAGTCGGAGAGGTCGTCGCAATCACGGTCGTGGCGGTGCGGGAACGGCAACCGCTCGCACTTGCACGGAGGCGGGCGGAACCTCATTGACCGCTCGCCCGGATGGCCCGCGCCAGCTTGTTGGCGGCCATCGCGCCGCACGCGTCGGCCATCTCGATCTCGCGGCCGGCCTCGTACTGGTGCGCCATCGCGAGGAATACGCGAACCTCCTCCAGCAACCGCTCGGCGTCCGATTCCTTGGCCACGTTCGGCTCGATCACGGCCAGCGCGCGGTCTAGGAAACCGTACACCGGCGAGGCGGGGGAAACGAAGGGGAGAACTACTCGGTCCATCTTGTCGCTCCTTGTATTGGCCGGTCGGCCGTTGGTGACGTGCCGATTGTATACGCATTTGCGGACGGCGCAACCGCCCGCGCTTAGAATATCGCATACGCAAATGCGTATGGCAATATACCAATCCGGTATAACCGCATCCGCATTTGCGTATAGAATCGCGGCATGACTTATGCCCAAGCGGTGAAGAAATACGGCGGATACCGCCCGCTCGCGGACGCTCTAGGCGTCGCTCCGACCACGGTCCATAGCTGGCGCCATCGGGGCATCCCGGTCGCGCGCCAGTACCAGATCGAAACCATCAGCGGCGGCAAGCTGCGGGCGGCCAAACGTGCCGCGCAGTAAGCATGACGAATACTTCGCGCGCCTGTTCGCTCAACAAGCGGCCGGGCGGGATCGGTTCACGCCCGGCGTGAAGGTCGACGCTCAACGAGGGAAAGCGAATTCCGCAACCGATCCGCGGCCGCGTGCGATTGCCGCGAACGGCCCGGCGACAAGCCGGGGCGGTGCAGCGAGTACCTCACCCATCTACCCGTTGATCGGCCTATGCCGAACTGCCGGCCTGCCGGTGCCGACGCCGGAGTGGAAATTTCATCCGGGCCGCGCTTGGCAATTCGACTATGCCTGGCCGCTCCACTTCGTCGCGCTGGAGATCGAGGGCGGGATCTGGAAAAAGGGCGGCGGCGCGCACTCACACCCGCTCAATATCGAGCGCGATCTGGAAAAATACTCCGAGGCAGCGATTCTAGGCTGGAGAGTTTTACGCGTACCGCCGGAGGCGCTACGCACGCGCGGGATGGACTACCTGTTCCGCATTTTTGCTGCTCAACCGAAAGGAAACGGAAAATGAAAATGTCCGACGTATTCGACCGCGTGCCGTTCGCGCGGAAATTCACCCGGAAGGGCGATAGCATCGTGCCGCCGACCGCCGTGGAGGTCGCTACCGCGCAGCGCGACAAGGGTATGGCGCAATCGGTCGCGCACGCGGAACGCGATTACCCCACCTGGCAAGCCCGGGCGGTCGGCTACGTCCGGCTCCACGCCACCGTCCACGCCACGTTCCTCTGCGAGGACGCCCGCGCGATGGCGGAGGCCGATGGGTTCGCCGCGCCACCGTCCAAGACGGCATGGGGTTCCGTCATGCGCCAAGCTGCGCGCGAGGGCATCGTGATCGCCGACGGTTACGCGCCGGCCAATTCCTCACGGCGCGGGGCGAAGTCGCTCTGGCGCTCGCTGGTGCGTGCCGCATGAGCGATCTCGGCGAGTACCTGAAATTCATCGAAAGCAAATCGCAGGGCGGATCGGATAGCGGCTTCGCTCCGGTCTGGATGCCGGATTTCCTGTTCGATTTCCAATCGGCGATCGTGGAATGGGCGATCCGCAAGGGGCGCTGCGCCATCTTCGCCGACTGCGGGCTCGGTAAGACGCCGATGGGTCTGGTATGGGCGTCGAACGTCGCGCGCAAAGTCGGGCGGCCGGTGCTGTACCTGACGCCGCTCGCCGTTGCGTCGCAGACCGTGCGCGAGGCGGATAAATTCGGCATCGACGCGGTGCAATCGCGCGAAGGCTCGGCGGCCGGGCATATCGTTGTCACGAATTACGAACGGTTGCACTACTTCAAACCGGACGACTTCGCCGGCGTCGTCTGCGACGAGTCGAGCATCCTAAAATCGTTCGCCGGGCAGAGGCGCGGCGAGATCACGGCATTCATGCGGAAGGTTCCCTACCGGCTGTTGCAGACGGCGACCGCAGCACCGAACGATTACATCGAGCTCGGCACGTCGTCGGAAGCGCTCGGGTACATGGGCCACATGGACATGCTCAATCGCTTTTTCAAAAACGACTTGAACAACAGCGCGACCGGTCGGATGCGTGGCGAGGTCATCAAGTGGCGATTGAAAGGCCACGCGGAGGAACCGTTTTGGCGTTGGGTTTGCTCCTGGGCGCGCGCGATCCGGCGGCCGTCAGATATTGGATTCTCGGATGCTGCTTTCGTGCTGCCGCCGTTGACCGAAAGCGAGCATTTGGTTCAGACCGACACGCTTGCGGATGGAATGCTGTTCGCGCTTCCGGCGGTAGGGCTCAAAGAACAGCGCGAGGAACGGCGCCGTACCGTTCAGGAACGGTGCAACATGGTGGCGCGACTGGTCAACGATACCGGGCAGCCGGCGCTCGTCTGGTGCCACCTGAACGACGAGGGCGACATGCTCGAATCGCTCATTCCGGATGCCGTGCAGGTATCGGGCGGAGACTCCGATGACCGTAAGGAGGATC